CGGGGAGCCCCGACGACAAAATTCCGCTAACGATTTCCATCACGATCTCTGTGCCGCTTTCTAAGAGCCCCGGAAGTGACTCGGAGAGTCCTGCCGTAAATTCGTCGACCATGATCGCCGCCTGCGTCAGAAGCTCAGGGATTCCTGTCGTGATACCCTCGATTACGAAATTGACGATATCCATGCCGCTCGTCCCGATATCACTGCTTGCGTCGTTGATACCGGATGCAAGTCCCTCGACGAGGGATGTCGTGAGTGAGACTGCAGCCTCCAGGAGAGTCGGCGCGAGCTCGGTCAGAGCAGATCCAAGCTGCATGATGATCTTTGCTGCTCCTTCTCCGATCGCTTCTGCGTTATCTGCCACCCCACTAACTATTTGGGTTATCAGACTTGTGCCTTTATCTATGAGTTCCGGGAGGATCTCTCCCGCACTCTCGAACATGGACATAAGTCCGTCGGCGACCATGTTAATGCCGCCATCGTCGCCGGAAAAAGCTGCGCTGAGTCCGTCCATTATCGTCGTTATGGACGGCAAAAACTCAGCAACTGCACCATTCGTCAGTCCCTGGAGGGAATACTGCAAATTTTGCAGGGAATCCTGAAACGCTGCCGAGTTTTTGACTGCTTCGTCGGACATTACTCCGCCGAGATCATGGACTTGCTGTCGCATCGCTTCCGTGTCTTCCGCGCTGGTATTGAGGAGCGGCCCCAATTCCATCGCGCCACGTCCAAAGAGCTCTGTTGCAAGCCTTGACCGTTCCGCTTCGTCGGCTACACCCTGCAATCCTGCAATAACCTTGTTGAACTGCGTCTCTTTGTCGAGTCCCTCGAGCTCTTTGGTGCTGAGCCCTAGCTCAGCAAACGCTTCACTTCCAGACGCCAGTTCCTTGGTGAGCGTCCTCATCGCAGGCTTTAACGCAGATATTGAAGTTCCTGAATGCTGCAGAATAAAGTCCCACTCTTGATAACCTTCCGCGCTCATTCCGAGCTTTTGGCTCATCTTATCTATAGTGTCGCCATATTCCGCAGTTTTTGACGCTGCGCTCATTATTCCGGTCGCCAGCCCTGTGACTGCTGTCGTTGCTGCTGCTACTGCTCCAGCCGCCACCTGTCCGGCTCCCGATAATGCGCTTGTGAGGGTTCCGGAGAGACTGCCGCCGAGAGTCTTACCTGCAGACTCTCCGGCGCTCGCTGCCTCGCCGTCCAGGACGTTCGACAGACTTCCGGAGATTCCCTCAGACGAGGGAATGATCTGCACGTATGCGGTTCCGATCGTATTCTCTTCCATCCTGTTACCTCTTTACTACTGTTTTTCGATATGCTTCAAATTCTTCGATGGAGTCAAATCCAACAACATTTTCCGAGCTTTCCGGCGAGTCGATAAGCGTGTCAACGATCTTTTTCGGATCTTTCCAGATGAGTTGTGATAATCTGTCGACTGCTGCCGCTAACAGTACGGTGCTCATTGGAGCTTTTAGTCCTGCCATCTTGGACTTGACCCGCGAATCCTGACGAAGTCCTGCTGCTAGAGTTGCCGCCATGCCGCACTCAAGGCTATATATATCAAATACTTGATAATACTCGACAAAGTCACATGTCAGCTCGTCCCTGTAGTCGAGCATGCTCGCCAGGATCATGAGTTTTTTAGGTCTGTACTTTTTTCTTCTGCGAGGAGCACGATCTCGTTGACTTCCGCTGCCATCTTTGTAGCATCCACAAAGCCTTCCTCGTCTGCTACATGCTCGCTCAGTCGCTTTTCTCCTTCCTCGCCTAGTACGAGCAGGATCATGTTATAAACGCCTTGCATCCGGAGGAGTGGATCTGCCATCTGCATGTCCCTGAGGGCATGGACAAAACGCCAGTCCCTCAGAGAATTTTCTTTTACGTGCCATTTGAATCCGCTTTTGGTCTCAACTTCTATCATTCGTCACCTCATGCTGCCTGAGTCAGCTCTCTGTGAGTATCTCCGTCATATCCTGCATACGGCAGAGCTGTGATGGTCGTGTCGTAGCCGACTACGTCGCCATCGCTATAGACGATATCACCTGTTGCACTCACCTTGCCGTTTGGAACAATAATCCGGCGATATGCGCCGTTGAGTGCGAGTTCAATCACATAGACAGCCGCCTCCAGCTCGTTAGCGTTAGCTCTGACTGTGGTAATGCCCGTCTGAGCATTGGTGCTGACATTGTTAGCACCGAAAGTCATTTTTTGAACCTCTGTGTTGAGTGCTTCAACTGCTACGAATTTAAAGGTATCCGTCTTATCTGTCTGAGTGGTCATGATGACAGCGCCGCCCCATGCTTTAATCTCATTGGATGTGCGTGCCTGGCTATTTGTCAGACCTGCATCTGAGATATATCCCAAAGATACATATTCAGAGCCCAGAGCTGTCTCGACGTCTGTCGGGAGAGCCGTGCCCAGTGGTGCACGAAAAATCGCGCCCGCGATCTTAGGCTTGCCGACAGTAACTTTCGTTGCATCTGCTGACATTTTTGCCTCCTTAGTTAGTTATCGTAAAATACAATTATGTAAACCGCTTGGTATCTGTACATCTTGCGCGTCAAGTCGTTGAATGGCGTGTAGGTATCAAGGGACGCGCTGCCTATCTCCATCCGCTCGACGAGCTCATCCGCTGCCCGCATCACTACCCTATTTAATTGCTCCGCCTCATATTTTGAGTGGGAGTAACTCTGCAGGGCTGCGGTTGCGATATATACGCCCTCGTTGATCTTGCGGACACCTGTCACGTCTATCACAACAAACGGTTGAACGAGTCCGTCCGGCTTTTCTAGGCAGACGGGCACGTCCAATTTGTCGCTAAAATAATCTCTTAGATAAACTTCGATCATATGAGTGCCCTCAATAGCGTATTGTTTTCCGAATTTTCCTTATAGGCTTCTGCTGATGCAGTCGCGACTCTTGCCGACGCTCGGGTCTTGCCCTCCTGGACAGTTATCTCTGTCTCAATACCAGCATTGGCGGCGACTCTCTCTGCATATGCCCATAAGACTGACATCATCGAGTTGGAATTCATCATCCCGACGATTCCCTCGCTATTTAACTCTATCTTGACATTACTCATAGCGTTCCACCTTAACCTGAGCGTTCCACGGTATCCGCGCGGGAATATTGGCGTCAGTCTGGATCAAAGGTGCGCCATATGTCCGGTATCTGTCTCCTCGGATGATGACCTCGACGTCTGTCCAGTTGTGCGTGTCGCCCTTGGGGATTCCGAGAACGAATGCAGTCCGGCGACCGTTTAAGTCATTTGTTTCGACGAGAGGATCAGCTGCAGGATTACCCACGCATACGTTATCAACTGGAATATATTCCGGTTCGCCGTAGATTGGCGCTCCCATTGGATCCGTATCGACCTGCTCTTTAACTACGAGGATAACGGTCTCGCCTTTAATTCTCATGCGTGACCTCCCTCCAAGGCGTCCCATGCTCCATACCTTGGGCGCGTCAGGCCTAACCGCTTTAGATCTTTGTTAAGGATGGCTAGTCCTCCGCCCGTGTTGGTATAGGTGCCCGACCAGGAATATCCGATTGCTGACCCTGACTCCTGCGTGAGCGTTGACGCTCCCAGCGAGCTCTGCTGCTCCAGTTGCCTGTTGACGATATCGCACGTCACGGATGTGGCTACGGTCTTAAGATCAGGATCGCTTGCGAGCATGGCGTCGAGGTCTCTGCTCCTCTTTCGCGCTTCGATTCTCAAACTCGCGCTAACTACAGGGATCAGCTGGGCAGCTCTCTCCAGCTCTTCGCCCGTTAGGTTGTAGAGCGCTACCATATCGTCAACTGTCGCGTAGTTATTCACGAGTCTTCACCGCCTTTCTCTTCTTTTTCTCAGTTTTTTCGGAGGAGACAGGAGCGTCCGCCTCAGGGATGCGCTCCCATCTTCCTCCTCTGAGCTCTGAGCTCACTGAGATAACTGCCCCGGTTACTGTATTTTTATACTTGATCATCACGCGATACGAGCGAATGCTGTGCCGTCGAGGATTCCCCAGCCGACAAAGGTCTCAGCTCTCAGGTATACCTGATTGTGTCCCTTAAGATCGTGACCTGTGTTGTCCGGATCGCCGTATGGAATGATCTCGAGCGGAATCTCTTTGGCATATCCCCACTTTAATGCATTGGTGAAATCGCCGACGTATGCAGATACGCCTGAGTTGTTGAATTCAACGGTGTTGTTGACGTCAGCAGGTACTCCATTCAGCGCTCCCGGATTGCCGCCGAGCATAAATGCAGCAAACGGAACTGTCTGACCTACCTGCACGGGTGCCAGGGATGATGCGAATGCCCTGCCAAGCGCATATCCCGTCACCTCTGCATCACCGATTGCTGTGATTGCGGACTCGAGATCCGCGAGCGGAGCACTTGTCGCTGTGACAGCAGTCACGTCGGTGTTGGTGTCGAGTGAGTTGGTGCCGATCTGAGTTGCAGCGCTTCCACTTCTAGGATTTACGCCGTGCATGATCATGATGTCGAGACCGCGTGCAACCTTCTTTACATATCCTTCCGAAAATTCCTTGAGCATGTCGATCTGCTTTTCTTCGGATGCGATAAGAAATTCGTCGGATACTCTTGCACCATACTCGACCTTTACAGGCTTCATCTGCACCGGCATGAGTGTCAATCTTCCGGCGCTCTTGCTTTCATTTTCGCCCAGCAGAGCAACTTCGTCATCCATCGAAAAGGTCATGATGTCGTTGCCATTGAATGCAATGGGAGTCTGAGCTGCGAGTTTTGCGATGGAGCTATGTCCCTTAACTTTATTAAACATTTCTGTAACGAGTTCCGCCGGGAATAATGTTCCCTTTGATACTACTCCAGTGTTATATACTGCCATGATTATTCTCCTTTTAATTTTGAGAGCATATTCTTATATTTATCATCTTTTCCGGTGCTTTCTGTCCCTGCGAGCGGCGTGGTCTTCTTGGGCTGATTTCCGAGGATTGCCTTAAGCGCTTCCGCGTCCTTTTTGATTGCTTCCTCGTCCTCTCCGCTAAGTCTTTCCGCCATTCCATAGGGGAGACCCATGTCGTGCGCTATCCTGCTCTTAACCGAGGCAGTTTCGTATTTCTTGATCTGCGCATCCCGTTCCGCGAGAGTCTTGTCATACTCTGCATATTTCTTTGCATTGTTTTCCGCTGCCGCATTGAGATCTGCGATCTGTTTGTTGAGAGCTTCGACGTCTGTCGGGGAGATATATCCCTCGAATTTTTTCGCCTCTGACCTCTTCGCCTGCTCAATGCGGTCGTGGATCATCTCGTTGAACTGTTCCTGTGTCTCTATTGGTGTAAAATCTGCCATGTTATCTCCTCCGCCTTTTCCGTGGCGTAACGTATATATTATTAATGCTTTCGCACTAATAACTGATTCGTTGTTTTTTCCGCTCTTTAAGATTTGTACACTGCCAGTGCGCTATTATCGCACTATCCATCAAGGCAACATCCACATCGTCACGTATGGATCTGTAGCCAAATCCGCCGTTTGAACCGATGGTTCTTTTATCGCAATTTGATACTGACTGCACAAGCGACGGCTGAGCCGCGTGCTGGATCGTCTGCGCTGCGATCGCCTGATCCCAGATCTGACATGCTGCGATAACTTCCTGCGTCTTGAGGATCGTAAGAGGCTTCAATCTCTCTTTTTTCATTTCCTCCGCGAGAAGATTCGCCGGAGCTCCATCCGCTGCCACATGCTTACATTGTGCCGCCTTGAGGAATGCAAGGATCCAGTCGCTTCCTTCTCTGATCGGACGACAGTCAACAGTCTCGACGAATATCTTGCCATCTATAGTCTTTATTCCCACAGATAACGCAACATTGACACCGTCATGCCCGTATCGGATTCCGACACACATGTCGCCGTGCAACTTAGGCAGTCCGACAGTCTGCATCTGCAGCCATTCCGCCCGACTTATGGCCGACTTTTGGTTATATCTGAGCCACAGCCCGAGACGCTGGATGTTAAAATCCACATTATCGCCAGATATCTCGGCTTGGATTCTTCTCTCTGCGAGCTTATAACCTAATGACGGATTAGTTTCGTACCACCATTCGCGGTCATGTGGATCCTGCTGCTTTTCAACAGACCACTCAGCCCATCCGCTGTCTTCTTTAACTCCGTGGAGCACATCATCTCGGTATGTGCTGAAAACTGTACCGGATGACACCGCTGTCGGTGGCGTCCCGAGCATGATCGTCTGAGGATTGTCTGAGTCTGTTACGACATACTTGAGTGCTGTCTCCTGATCTGTTGTATACTCCTGAGCCTCATCGATGATAAGAAGGTCATATCCTTCGCCTAGTCCTCCGGAGCTTGTCCGTGTTCTGAAATTGACAAGTCCGCGAGAGCCATCTGCGTGCTCGACTCGCTCAAGTCCAAATTGCTTGGTCGTTTTAAACGTGTTCTCGTCGTAAATTTCTCCGTTTTTTATGCGGCTTATCTCATTCATTCCAGCGGATGACAGGAGCTGCGTGAAACGCTCCCACATAGAATGCGATGTCGATGTCAGATGTGCAGTATATAAAATTCGCTCCCCGTGCATGTAACCCCAGAACATTCGCCCGAGGACGTCCTCAGACTTTCCGTTGCGGCGTGGTACGGAATACCCGAATTGCTGATGGATCCACAATCCGTCATCATTAACCGCCATGATGTCATATTCTAGCTGGATTTGCCACGGGAATGCTGTCCGTCCGGATTTCTCATAGAGATCGATCGCCTCTTGTCCGAACGTTGATTTGTACGGAAGTATCACGGAAGTGGTCGGAGTCTGTCGCCCGTACCGCTTCTCCATTTTTTACCTCCGTATTCCCTGCCTTTGTCTTTTCTCTATGATGTTTCTGTCCGGTGCTCTCGGACGAATACCGTTATATACGGTCTCTGTCCGTTTTTCTGCCTTAAACGTAATAACGCAGTGGCATCCGTCATGTCGACGCCACACATCGTTTCCTGAGCCCTTTACTTCGTCGTAGTCATACTCGCCTGCGACTTCTTTGCACCAAGGGCACTCCCAGTATCCTTTCTCATGATGAGCGCTTTGGTCAGTCTCTTCCGGATGGAATTCCCTGATCACTGTCGTCTTGAGTCCGAGCCGGCTCTGATAGTCTGCGTTGTCGTGGATTGAGTCGTCCACTGTTGACATGCTCGCACTTTCAAAGCTGAGCTCAACGCTGCTAAATTCCTCCTCAATATCGTCCATCTCAGATATGAGCCTGTTGAGTCCGTCATATCTATCCTCTGGATAGTCTGCCGCTGCCGCGCCAAGATTTAATCCATTCTGTCGGTTGAGTGCTGTCTGCAGCGCTTTGTATAATTCAGCGATATTTTTATAGTTTCTCTTTTCTGTTGGTGGCAGGAGCTCCGTCACATCCTCGTAGCTCACTTTTTTCTCTGGATAGAGCTCAAGGAGTCTTTTTCGGATCCGCTCCGCCATCTTTTTCGCTGAGAGTGATGCATACTCTGTTACATCCTCAGTCGTAGCAGTTCCATCTCTTACTTTTTTATATAGCGCGGAAATCTTTGGATCTTTCCGCATTTCCGCAGCAAATTCTCGCTCGAGCTTTACCGCTTCGTCATTTAATTCCATGTGCCCCTCCTCAGATGCCCGTCAGATCTCTCAGCTTTTCCTCATCGAAATAATCCGGGAAGGACTGCTGGATTTTATTGATCGCGTCGCCGATTCCTGAGAGCTGACTGATGTCAGCTTCAAAAATTGGCTCCCAGAGAGGACGCTCGTCAGCGAATACGCTGCGATCATATGCGATATCATCTCTTACGCATGCAGCGAGGTATCCAACATTTTTGAATCCGTTCCCGAATGAGCGCTGTGCTTTTTTCGCCTTGAGTCTGAGACTTTCATGCGATGCTTTGATGGCATCGGAGCTCGACGGATTAGCTGTCGGGAATCCGAGATCGTCGAGCGTGAGCCCTGATTCACCCGCAAATAACGCTGCGAATGTCCTGAGCTGATCCGTGTGTGGCTGCATACTTTGCTGCGCAAACTGCCCGAGCGTCGGGATATTTCCATTTTCGTCTCGATCAAACTGCAGCATCGCCGACATAGCTGCTCGCCACGTATCCATCTGCTCAGCTTCCGGATCCGTACCGAGAATATATTTTTGCGGGAATGAGTAAAACTCTGCCGATATCTCGGAGCGCTTGATTGTGCGAACTGCTCCGCTCGTGTAACTCATGCATGCTCTGGATATGACTGATCGCCCAAAAGGATGCGTTGCATCCGGTTTATGGATGATTGGTACTAATAACGGATAAGGTGCCGAATTAATAAAGATTTCCGGATCCTTTTCTCCCTTGCGATATATCTCAGTCTGCCCCGGAATAAAATGCGCCTCAACAACAGCTCTATCCGTATCATCACGCTCAAGAACTGCATATCCTTCTTGGAGCATGTTGGTAATCGGCTCAATGATGCCCGTTGCATCCTTCCCGTCGAGTGCCTGGAGTCTCGGAAACCCATTTTCATCCTCGGATATATAGATAAAGTCGCATGCGCTGATCAGAGCGCCGAGAATTGCAGAGTCAAAAAGCACATCCGCATTATTTAAACGGAATATCTCCCAGATATTACTTATGTCATCCCCCGCGAATCCACGAAAAACTAAACGGTCGGCGATGGCGTCGACTGCTTTCGCGCTCCATCCGACTACTGAGTTCCATTCTCTGAGAACCGGAGGAGTAGAGATCCCGAGGTCAACAGTTACATTTTTCATGTCATAAAATGTATATTTTTGTTCGACCCAAGAACGTTTTATGGTAAGTTTCTTCCTTAAATACTCGATTCCTTTGAGCATTTTTGTACTCCTTTTGTTCTTTATATACTTCTCCGCGAGATATTTTCCCAGTACGGCGGGTGGATCTCCGACGAGGGGTGGGGCGGGTGCCTCACCCCCCCTTGTACTTAGTCCAGTCCATGGACTGCGGCAGATTCCTATTGCCTACATTTTTATTTTCTTCTGGGGTGGGGGT